CGAGCTAAATCGAAAAAATGGATTATGACACGAAGACCCAGCAGAGTTTCACCTCCCGGTAAAACTAGCAAAACGCAGCAACGGCAAAGTATGTCGATTAATCGTTTGACTGCATCATTTGAATATGTGGGTGACGAAAATGCCTGACATCAAACTCACCGCAAAGCAGGAAGCCTTCTGCCAAGCCATCGCTGACGGCATGACACAGGCCGACGCTTATCGCACCGCCTACAGCTCCGGAAAAATGGCTGACAAGACGATCTGGGAAAAAGCATCGGCATTGATGGCTGATGGCAAGGTCTCGGCAAGGGTGGCCGAATTGAAGCAAGCCCTAGCCGAGAAGCAGCTTTGGTCGCGGGAAATGTCCGTGAAGGGGCTGGTCGCCGCTTATCGTGTCGCCAGTGAAGGCAAGAACGCTTCCGGCATGACAGGCGCGATCAAAGAACTAAACGCGATGCACGGCTATAACGAGCCTGCCAAGGTAGACCTGAACCATAAGGGTGTCGTGACGCAGATCGTCATCAAAGGCGTAGATGCAAACGACCATTAAGAGCTTTCATGCTGAAACGGATTGTGATAATCAGTCAGCATGAAAAACCCTGACATTGAAATTCTCAAGGCCGTTATTTCCTACAAACCGGAAACCGGCAAATTTGTTTGGCTTCCGCGAACTCCCGATATGTTCGAGGCTAAAGGCCGACGTAGCGCCGAGGGCTGCTGCGCCAATTGGAACTCAAGATATGCTGGCAATCCTGCGCTGACTTATATCGGAACGCATGGCTATTATTGCGGCAACCTTTTTGGCTCTGTCCGTTTGGCGCATAGGGTTGCAATGGCGATCATTAGTGGCGGATGGGATTTCGAATATGTTGACCACATTAATGGCGACAAACTAGATAATCGCGCCTGTAATTTACGTGCCTGCACAAATGCACAAAATTTGTATAACAGCCGACAGCGCTTAGGCGGACATTCAAAATATAAAGGTGTAAGTTGGAATAAGGGCAATCAAAAATGGGTTGCTTATATTACAGTGAATGGGCGCAACAAGCACTTAGGATGCTTCAAAGATCAAGAAAGCGCTGCGATGGCATATAACCGCGCATCAGTTGATCTTCATGGACAACATGGCAGGCTAAACATTGTCGAATGATGCCATCATTGAACTGCCTAAGCGTATTGCAGAGGTGTTCGCCCCTGAACGCGGCGCTTTGCAATATCGCGGATTATACGGCGGCAGAGGGTCTGGCAAATCATACGGGGCCGCTAAAATGGCTGCTTTATGGGGCTATGTGTGGCCCTTGCGCATTCTCTGCACAAGAGAACTTCAAGTCAGTATTCGCGAGTCCATGCACGCTGAATTGAAAGCGGCGATTGCCAGCGAGCCTTGGTTAGAGGCGCACTATGACGTTGGCGTTGACTACATCAAGGGCAGCAACGGCACCGAGTTTATCTTTCGCGGGCTTCGGCACAACACCACGGCTATCAAGTCGCTCGCTAAGATCGACCTGACCATTGTCGAGGAGGCCGAGGACGTTCCCGAAGAAAGTTGGCTGGCTCTGGAGGCCACCGTGTTCCGTCAGCCCAAGTCCGAGTTATGGGCGATTTGGAACCCGCGCCTAGACGGCTCTCCCGTCGATAAGCGGTTCCGTAAGCAGCCGCCGCCGAATGCGATCATCCGCAAGGTCAACTATAGCGATAATCGTTTCTTCCCGCCGGGGCTGGAGACGCTTCGCCAGCGCGAGCAAGAGCGCCTTGACCCTGCCACCTATGCCCACATCTGGGAAGGCGAATACCTCACCAACAGCGATGCGCAGATTTTGTCTGGCAAGGTGCGCGTGGCTGAGTTTGAGCCACAGACCGATTGGGACGGGCCTTATTTCGGCGGCGACTTCGGTTTCAGCCAAGACCCGACCGCTGCGGTCAAGTGCTGGGTGCATGAGGGCAGGCTATACGTGGAGCGTGAAGCCGTTCGCGTCGGGCTGGAATTGGACGACACTGCCACATTTGTCGTGAACTGCATTCCTGGCTTTGATCGTGAAGTCAGCCGCTGGGATTGCAGCCGCCCCGAAAGTATTTCGCACCTGACGCGCCACGGGTTGCCGAGAGCAGTTTCTTGTGAAAAGTGGGCTGGCAGCGTAGAAGATGGTATTAGCTACCTCCGCAGCTTCGCGGAGATAGTCGTGCATCCGCGCTGCACTAGCGTAGCCAGCGAAACTAGGTTATATAGCTACAAGGTTGACCGACTTTCAGGCGATGTGACGAGCAATATTGTGGACGCGCACAATCACACCATTGATGCTATCCGTTATGCGCTCGGCCCGATGATTAGGCATCGCAGCAAACCTGTCACCAAGTCCAAGCCTTTGCGGGGTCTGTATTAAATGACTACTGGCGTTTCGACACTGCATCCGGCGGTCACCACCCTTCGCCGCGCAGAATGGCAATTGTGCCGTGATGCTATGGATGGCGAGGGCGCGATTAAAGCGCGTGGCATTGAGTATCTGCCTATGCCTTCTGGCTTCGCTGGGCAGGAAGATAGCGGCAAGGCCATGTATGAGGCCTATAAGGGCCGCGCTCAGTTTCCCGAAATGATGGCTCCTAGCGTTGCCGCTATGATCGGCATCATTCATGGGCGCGAAATCCCTATCACGATCCCTGATGCGATGATGTATCTCTGGGAGAACGCTGACGGCCAAGGTCTGCCGCTTGAGGCGTTCCATCGCCGCATTACCCGCGAACTGCTGGTGATCGGAAGCTACGGCATTCTGTCTGACGCGCCCCGTGATGGTGGCGATGCTTATATGGCTGGCATCCGCCGTGATAAGATCATCAACTGGGACAGCGATTGGTGGGTGCTGGATGAAAGCACCATGCGTCGCAGCGGTTTCGTTTGGGAGCAGGTGAAGCAATATCTGGTGCTGGGCATTATCGACGGCGGCTATGTGCCGACGCTGCTCGACGAAAACGGCACCTTGATGGATCAAATCGTAGTGCGCTCTCGTGGTGGTGGTATGCTGCCGCGCATTCCGTTTGTGATCGGAACCGCGCAGGACTTATCGCCTCGCATTGAAACCCCGCCCTTGATCGGTGTGGCCCGCGCCGCTCTCGCCTATTACCAATTGTCCGCTGACTATCGGCACCAGCTTTACATGAGCGGGCAGGAAACGCTTGTCGCTATCGACGGAGAGGCTCCGACCACTGTCGGCGCTGGTGCTGTTCATGAGATGCGCGGCGCTCCGGGGCAGACTCCCGATCTGAAGTATGTCTCGCCCACCTGCGCGGGCATTGAGGCTCACGATCAAGCTATGCAGCGGCAGCGTGAGGCCGCGCTTATGGCTGGTGCGCGCCTGTTCGAGAATGTCGCTAAGGGTGAAGAAAGCGGCGAAGCCAAGCGCCTGCGCTACGCCAGCGAAACTGCCACCCTTGTCAGCATCGCGCAGAATAGCTGCTTGCTGCTTGAGCGCGCTCTGAAGAACGTTGCGATGATTATGGGCCTGCCTGAAGACGAGATTGTCGTGGAGGCTCCGACCGAACTGATGGATCGCACCTTGTCGCCGCAGGAATTCGCCGCGCTGTTCGGCGTTTATGATGCTGGCGGCATGAGTTGGGAAACTTACTTTGCTAATGGTCAGAGGGGCGGTATTTTCTCGTCCGAAGATACGGCAGAGGAAGAAGCGGCAAGATTGGAGACAAACTTGTCAAATGACACGACTGTGTGATAAAACTTAAGTGAACGCGATGCGTTACGAAAGGACAAAGGCCGATGGCCCTTAAGACCGTTATTGAAACCACCGATGGCCTCGATGAAGCCATTGCAGCATTCTACACTGAACAAGACGGCAAGTTTGTTTTGCAGATTGAAGGTGTAGACGAACACCCCGAAGTTACCAGCCTTCGCAATGCTTACGCCCGCACCAAAGAAGGTCAGGCGGCAGCTAAGGCAGAGGCAGCAAAGCTAAAGGCGGCGATTGATGAATTGCAAGCTGGCGCGCCAGATACGGCAGCCACTCAAGCTAAAATCAACGCTCTCGAAGAAAGGCTGGCTGCTCTCCAAAGCGAAGCTGAAACGTGGAAGGGTAAATACACGGGCGTTACTCGCGATCAGTCGCTACAGGGTGCGCTGCAACAGGTCGGCATAACCGAGCCTGCTTTTATCAAAGCCGCGACGGCGATGCTGTCTGGTGAGGTGAAGTTGGGCGAGGATGGCACGGCTTACGTGGAAACTTCGATGGGGCCGAAGGTGCTTGGCGATTACGTCAAGTCTTGGGCCGCAAGCGAAGGCGCTGCATTTGTGACCAAGCCGCAAGGCGCTGGGGTCACGCGTGGAGACAATATCGGGAACTCAACCCCGCAGAAGGGCAGTCTTGCTGGTAGCAAAGAAGAACGGCAAGCGGCTCTGAAGGCTCGTTTCCCTGAACTTGATTAAGGATTACTGATATGGCTCTCTCGCAGATGCAGGTGTTCAACGAATATGTGATGCCTGCTACCATCGAAACTCTCGGCCAGATGGTTGAGAAGTTCAACGGCGCTTCGAACGGCGCAATCCGTCTCACGACCGACGGCTTCGACGGCGATTTCCTTCAGGAATCGTTCTTCGCTGCCATCCACTCGGCACAGCGCCGCGTTGACCGTTACGCTGCGCAGGGTTCGGCCTCGGCCACTGACCTGACGCAGCTTAAGCACTCGTCGGTTAAGGTTGCTGGCGGCTTCGGCCCGATCCGCTTCGAGCCGTCGCAGCTTACCTGGCTCAACAAGCCCACGACCGAAGGCATCGAAGTGGCTTCGCGCAACTTCGCTGAAGCCATGATGCGTGACCAGCTTAACAGCGCCATTGCTGCGCTTCGTGCTGCCATCGTCAATCAGGGCGCTGCCACGACCGTGGACATCACCGCTGGCACCAACG